GTAAACTTAATCTTGTTGTTTTCAAGGTGTACATTTATTTCACCTGCTAATTGGGCAAAATTCATTGAATAACAAGCGATGTCGCCCAAAGGTGATTTAACTGTATCAGCCGATTTTAAGGCTTCTTTTAAATTAGTCTGCATGATTATTATTTTAACGATTAAAAAAACGTGTTATTAAAACGCCCAGATTTACACCTGTGATGCGTTTAATATTTTCCGAAATAGAATAAAGCTCCACCGTTGCTATTAAAAACGCTGCCATATACGTTATGTTGAATGGAAGCGAAAAAGTATTTCTTGCACCCTCAAAAATAAGGATCCCACAAAAATAAACCACTATCTTTTCCATTGTCCGGTAAAGCCCTTTGCTATTTATATTTTGCTGCTCTTTCTTTGCTGCCAGGATTCCCGTTGCCATGTCGGCAAAAACGACAAATACCGTAAAAATCAGGAATCCCTTTATTGGTATGAAAAAAGAAAAAATATATCCGCAACAAATCGCGTATGTTATTTTCTCCCATCCAAGGTGCAAAAAGTTGATTAAAGTTGTTTTCATTATTCCTTTTTTATCAGCCTAACATCATTATCCACGGTGGCAAATTTGCCATTAGCAAATTTGTACAAGTCATATTTTACACCGCTAAATGAAAATGAAACCTGGTTGGTAAAAGTCGAGAGTAACAGGTTGCTGCTTATTGTGTACACCTTGCCGTTATCAGGATTAAAGATTAATCTTTTGTTAGCATTCAACTGTATTTCTCCCAGAATATTTTCTCCGTTAAAATTCAATGTCCAATCGCCCAAAAAAGCCGTTGTGTCCCTAATTGCCGTTGAAGTATAGACAGGTCTCCCGTTTATTTGCTGGTGTAAATCATTAAAATATTTAATTTGTTTTTGACTTTTATTTTTAAAAATAAATGGATAAGCATATTCAGACATTTTACTGCTAATTCTTTCTGCGCCATCAACTGTATATAAAATAGCTTTTAAACTATCTCCAATAAATTTCTTGTCAATATTTACAGTAGAATCAGAATAAATAATTTGAGATATTATATAATAATTATCTCCTTGTTTTTGTAAATATACTGTATCGCTTACCACGTCTTGACTAAAGGAAAGGCAAGGAATTAAAATAAAAAACAATATCTTTTTCATATTTATTTGTTTTCAAGAATTAATAATCTTTGTTTTAAAGCTTCAATTTGTGCTTGTTGCTCTTGCATTGCTTTAACTAAAATAGGTATTAAATTACCGCTTTGCATTGATAATTGATTTTGATTTTCATCATTTACCAATTTTATATTATCTGCCTCATTGTTTATATTTTGCACACCCAAAGCCTCTTGCGCAATAAAACCAATATCTTTATAACCAACTTTTCCATAATCTCTCATATTCCATTGGAATTTTACTGGTCTTAATTTTAATATTAAATCTAATCCTGTATTTAAATTTTCAATATTTGTTTTATCTCTAAAATCAGATGGAGTTGAAAATGTATTGTCGTAACAATAAGCATTTGTTACAGAGGAATTACCAAGCATAATAGAATTTGAACCCTGACCTTTTGCATCTTTACCAATTACTATTTCATTTGTAACTCCTGTGGTTGCTGATGGGGCAGCCAATTGACCAATGTATATACTATTATCAAATGACGTCACTTGACTTCCATTAACCGCATCAAAAATACCAGCATTTGAACCAATTCCAATATTTGAATTTCCTATTGTTAAAAATCTTAAAGCACCATCACCTATACCAAGATTAGTTTCTCCTGTTGTCATATTTTCTAAAGTTACAGTACCAACAGCTACATTTGATCCTCCAGTAGTTAATGAAGCTAAAGAATTTGCACCTAATCCAGTATTAAATGCACCAGTTGTTACTGATGACATATTGTTATATCCAATACTTGTGTTAAAAACACCTTGATTAGTACTTGCACTTTGTGTTAAATTTTTTAAATTATTAAAACCTATTCCAACGCTGCCGTGCCTACTTGAGTTTGGATTTGAAACTGTTGTGGCATTGCTTAATACACCATTACCAATGGCTATATGGTATAAACCGTTTTGATTTTTATAATCTTTTGTAAAATAATAATTACCTGTACCAGCAGAATAAATATAAGCATTATTTGCACCTACTTTTATTGCATCTTCAATTCTTACAGTATCAGTAAATGTCTTAGCTCCACCTACACTTTGTGTCGTTGTTAAATCTACAAAATTTTGTGTTCCGCTTCCCGTTCCCCCATTTGCCACAGGTAATGTTCCCGTGACTTTTGTCGTTAAAGATAATTGCCCTTGCAAATTATTTAAGCTATCTACTAACCTTGTCCATTTTGGCGTTGTGGATACTCGATAATACCACATGGCTCGCGTTCCTGTGTCAAGTACAATGTACACCGATGTGTCAAGTTTATTAGTCAATAGGTTTGCCGTATCAGCCAATCGACCACGCCACACCAGCCCGTCTGCCGTCGTTTGTTCGCCCAGTGTAATCTTTTGGTTAGAATTCCCTTGATACTGTGCCAAAGCAAGGCAAGGGAAAAGGAGGAGGAAAAGGAGTTGTTTCATGTTTATGTTTTTGTTATTTACAATGCGCTTCCTGTTGCAATAATGTACCAATTTGTGCCGTTGCTTTGCACGGTTATCCAACGCTTTGCAGCAATAGATGATTCAGCCGCACCGTCCATTCCTAATGGTCTTGCATTTGAATAAGAACCACTTGTATTTAAAACAATGCTTTGGGTTGACCTTAAATTTGTAATTGTAATAGTTCTTCCTGTTGTAAATACAGATGCGTTTGTTGGGTCAGGAAGTAATATGTACGCTGTTCCTGTTGAACAGTTATTAACATAATTTCCTGTACTTATTCCTATTAAATTTGGTGAGCCTGATGATCCGCAATTTGTTGAAACGGTTATTGGTTCTGTAAAATATTCACCTGTACTAACTCTTTTATCAGAAGATAAGCCATAAGATTCAAATCTTAATTGATTATTTACCGTATTCCTAAAAATAGGTGAATTAACTATAAATGTTGATGAAGAAAATAATGGTAAGTAGTCAGATGTTCCATTTGCAGATGCGTTGCCAGTACCAACATTTAAATTACCTGTACCAAGCAAAGTTGTGCCATTTACTGTTTTTATATTAACCGTGGATATTAAAGTATTTTGTTTTTCTGCAAATCTTGAAGTAAGATTTAAAGAAGTTGTATCAGCATCTCGAAAGTAAGGAGTAAGCATTGAAGTTGTATCTGCACTCGTTAAAACATTGTTTCCAGCTTCGGTGATGTTGCCTGTAACGGTTAAGTCTTTATGAATGGTTGTATTTCCAGTTTGTCTTACGATTGATATTGCCAATTCGTCTCCGCTTGGGTCGGCAGAAAAAGAATCACGCATTATAAATTCTAATCTGTCGCTTGGTGAATTGTATTGAATCTTTGCACCAAATTGAACGTCGTTTTCATTCCGTGCGTTTGATTCATAAAATAAAATTCTCGGTATATTATTTGACGAAGCATCAAGCATTATATTTTTACCTTGACCCAATGTTAATGATGCAAAAGGTGTGGTATTAATCCCAATGTTATTACTTGATTGTTGAACAACTGAATTTCCTAAAGTTGAAGACCCTGTAAATAAAGGCAAAGTATTTGTTGTTCCCGTGCCAGTGACTGGGTTGGTTAATGTGTTTTGCTTACCATTCAACGCCGTTTGTGTTGCCGTTGATACGGGCTTATTAGCATCCGAAGTATTATCCACATTTCCTAATCCCACCATGCTTTTAGTTATTCCCGAAACCGTACCCGTGAACGTGGGATTTGCCAACGGCGCAACCGTGGTGAAATCAACCGCCACCGTGCCCGTGGATGTAATTGTTCCACCTGTTAACCCAGTACTTGCAACTATTTGCGTCACCCCTTGCAAGTCGGTAAACGTTGGCGCAAATGTACCTCCGTCATATTGAGTTAAAGTCAATGTCTTTGTCGTTGTTCCTGAAAACTCAGCATTGTTTATTTTGTCATTGAATGCGACGTTCCAATTGCTTGAATTATTTGCAATGCTTGAAGCCCACGCGCTACCCGTGGATACCGCTATTCCTGCCTCAGGGTAAACGGGATTAGGAAAAACGCCAGTACCCACCGAACCAATGCCCGAAACCGTAACAACCGTGTAATTAGCCCCTGATTTGAATGAGTTGGAAACAATGGTAATTTTATTAGTATCTGTTAAATTGTATTGAGTATTTATAAGAAGCTGACCATTCCTAAACACCAAAATAAAAGACTTAGATTGGATGGGAAATTTTGATGTTACCGTCCAAGTTAAAACGCTTGTTGTAGCTGGTGCATATTCCTGTTTTAAAATCTTTATGGTATCATTCCCGATGGCAACGTCAACAATCGAATCACGAATGCGTGAAAAAACAACGGCTGAATCAAGTAACAAAGTACCCGTTGAACTAATTGTACCACCTGTTAATCCATAGCCAGTGGCAACACTTGTAACCGTGCCCGTGCCCTTTGCATTTATTCTGTTGGAAATGGAAGCCGTGTCAGTTGCATTTAATTTAAGGTTAATCCGATTTGACAATGAAGACGTATCGGTTGAATTTAACTTTGTATTTATTCTGTTAGATAATGAAACCGTATCAACTCCAACCAATGTTCCGACGCTTATATTTCCTGATCCTAATAAGTTATTTGAATTTACCGTCTTGATATTTGTTCCTGATACTAAGGTATTTTGCTTTGTTGCAAATCTTGATGTAAGGTTTAATAAAGACGTATCAGTCAACTCCATTAAAACCGAAAGGTCAGCCGAAACCGTGCCCGTGGTTGTTATTGGGTCAGGTGAAACAAGAATGCCCGTACCTCCTGAAATAGAAGTTAAACTTCCCGATCCTCCACCACTTCCTGCACCACCACCACGCGGAAAAATAATCGTGTAATTATCATTTACTTTAAATGATGAAGCTGCAATAATTATTGTTGTTTTATTTGGAATGGTATATTGCGAAGGCAAAAGTATTTGTCCATTACGATATACTTGAACAACGTTAACTCCCCCAGGAATCAAAGTGTCAGTTTGTGTCCATGTCAAAGTTGAAGACGTTACTCCCGTTGTATAATCCTGTCTTGCATATAACCTTCCAGTTGTGTCCGCGTAGGCTTTTGTGGCATAGTTTGAAAGCATGGAAGCCGTGTCACTTACCAAAAGGGCTGCTGTTGTATCGCGCCAAAGTTTTTCATTTAATTTATAATACAAAGAAGCCCTGTCAACTGGATTAATTATTCGAGTGTCGTGTAGCTCGTTCATTTCCAATCCATTTCTTATCTTAACGAACAATTCCCCCGAACCGTTATTGCTTTTTACACATACGCCAATATATACGCTGTGCTGTGGTGCTTGAGGCTTTGTTGAAGTCAATGCCCCTGGCACCGTTGGCGATAAATAAACAGCTGAATCCTCAACTAAAGCACTTGTATTTATATTTGTAATTAAACCTTCTGTAATTACATAACCGCTTTGATTATTGTCAATGGATTCTGCAACGATTCCAAAAGTATTAGCCGATGTTGGGTCACTTGTCGCTAAGGCTTTTGCAACTGTTATTCGATTTCCCTGACTGCCTGATAAATAAACAGCGTCGCCTTTATTAAGCGTTGCGCCTGTTCGATTATTCACCCGTTGGTGTAATTGTTGTCCAATAACATTAGTAACGTTACCACCTTTTAACCCTTGTATTAAACTTCCCTGTGTATCATTGTATTCCACTTCGCCCACGCCCACCGTGCCATTTTTTGCCGTGTTAAAGGTAATGGAATCAAAAGGCATGGTTAAACCTTGCGCACCTCCTACCAAATTCCAAACGTTGGATGTAAAATCAAAGGAGTACATTTTTAAATTTACCGTATCAAGAATGACCCATGCGTTTTGATTGTTGACCGGTTGAATGGAAGCCGTATCTGAAATTGAACCACGCCAAACCAGCCCGTCGGCTGTAGTCTGGAAACCAAGCCGTTGTTTGTTGCCAGTGTTTGGGAATTGGGCGAAAAGGCTGAGGGAAAGGAATAAAAAAAGAATTGAAGGCAATGTTTTTTTGCCTCCAATCTTTCGAATCAAATTGCTCCCTACTTTGAAAAAAAGTTCTTGAATCAAAACCTCTCCGATTTTTCCTAATGCCTTTAAAAACTTACGTTCTTTTTTTGGCTTTATTATTTCACTCATAGTACTATCCCCATCGTGTTATAAATATCAAATATTTCTTCATCCTCATTACAAGTTGCCTCAGGACAACCAATGGCGCTGGGAATAAATCCAAGTAAATTACTTGCGCAAGTACACAAATAATCCTTAATCCTTTTCTTCTTCACCCCAAGCCTTTGAAGCATCGTGTCTTGATAAAATTTCAAGCCGTCAACCCCCACGTTTTGCCCATACTCGTTATCTAATGTATAAAGTCCATTTGTACCAAGTTGCATCACCATGTACGGAGCTGCTTCGTAAAGAACGGCGTTGGCGCAAAAGGATTTTAAATGATCATTCCATAACGCCTGATAAGCCGTTGACGTGAATGCTGTTGAACTTCCTTTGTCCGAAACAAGGGCATCGTAAAAAGATACGCCAATCGCTGGGACAATCCATTGAAATTCAGCATCCTGAATATGAGGGCTTATAAGGCTTTTATCAATCCTTATATCCGCTGGCGTTGGTCTTGCAACTCCGCCGCTTATAACCTCAGACGGTTGTATTAATTGTGCCATTTGTATCGATTGGTGAATAACCTAATATTTCCCTCTTTTCATCTTGCGTCAAATTATCCTCAACCTTTATTTCACCCATGAAAGACACGGGCAAAGTATTTGATATTGAGAATTGAACGTCTTTAAATGCTGGGTTGTATTGCCCAATTTCGGCTAAATAAGGATTTATAATTTTAGATAACATCAAGTTTTGGCGCGGTTTAATCACCGTACTTTGCAAGTATTCCATTTCTTGTCTTATCTGTTGATTGCTTCCAAGTTGCCCCGCCGTTGCGAAGCCTGCAAGTGACTTGCTCCACCTGTTTGCCACGACAATCGCTGAGGCTGCCAAGTTTTGCAAGTTTAAAAATTCGCCCTCGCTTTCTTTTGACGTGGGAATCCAATTTGCTTTTAATTTTTCGTCCCTTAAAACTTGAACAAATAACTTATGATTATTACCCATTCCAGTGAACTTGCTTTCAATTCCTTCGACAAGTTTCTTTGCCTGATCGGGAGTAATTGAGCCAAAGAATTGCATCACCCCCGAAGGCATGAAACCATTTTCGAACTTACTTGTATTAAACCGCTGAATCCTATATTCAATTTCAGCCCACATCTTCGCCCCTATCCATTCTGGTAAGCCAAAGTAAAAATACCCTGCCGCGTATTGCTTCACATGAATTACGCTTCTTTGCGTTCCGTCTTCAAATTTCTTAAAGTCTGGGTAAATTGGTACTTCCCTAAATCCTTCGCTCTCGTAAAACACGCCGTCGGTAGTGAGTGGCACCTCTTCCCAATTATCGTAAATGCCAACCGATTTTATAATCTGGTCGGCTTCCGCTTTCCTTATACCGACGTTATAAACGGGTACATGGTAAATATAAGTGAATGGTTCTAAGCCTACTTTGCCCTTAACAATTTCGCAAAAGCTATTCCCAAAAGCATCATAGTCAAAAGCAAGTTGAGCCAAAACCTCCTGCAGATTTTGACCGTGTAAATTAACCTGTGAAATAACATCTTCTATTTCGCTTAAAGAATCGTCGGTGATAACCTCACCCTTCATTGACGTGGTAAGCAATGTATTTGCTTTGCCCTTCATGGGAATGAAGCCGTCACCGACAACCATATTTGTTTTATCTTCGATTATCCTTCGTAACGTCGGCGAATTATTTACAATAGCTATAAGGCTCTTTAAAAAGTCATCCTTTTGTGTAAAGAACCGCACCCATTTTGCCCCCGTGAAATCAAGCCTCTCCCGTGACGGCTCATTAAAAATGTCCTCCTTTACAAGCATTGTATTGGAGGTATCTAAGGTAACCGAAGCAAGTAAAGGGCTTTGATTCCGTTTACTTACTCGATTGTTCCTGTTCGGGACTGCCTGTATTTTCTTTAATTGTTGGCTCATAGCTTTTTTTCTCAGGGGTATAAATGACGTGTTGCCCAACGGTCTGAGGGCTTGATTGATACCAAGCCCTCAATTCGTTTTGTGAAAGTTCGCCGATAGTTTTTCGAATAATGCCAGCTTTGCCCGAAAGGTCAGCCCCAACGTAAAGCATTTGCCTACTTTTTTCTCTAACTATCATACTTTATTAATCTAAGGCGTTCATCACTGTTTCGCCGTTCACAATGTACCTCGCTTTGTTCGTTGTTCTACAAGTAATGGTAAGCGTTTCTTGGTTTGAATCGGTAAACAATGCACCTGATAAACCCTCCGCACTTGTTAACCTTGCAACCCTTTTCTTACCGCCTACTGGTTCAACGCCCCATATCCAATAGTTGCCCGTGTTTTCAACATGTACACAAACCAAGCCGCAAGCCTGATTTGCCATATCTTGAATAAGGTTACGTAATTCCTGATCGCGGCAATTAATAATTCCAGTTAAACTTTGCTCAATGGCTACCGACAAAGTATCAGGATCTTGCGTTACCGTTTCCGTGAACGCGCCTGAGTTATCCCTAAATTCAATTTCGTAAAAAACGGCAGCCGTTGAGGTCATTGTTATTGCCGTGGTTGCTCCTGATGCATTGTTGGTAATGCTTGTCACCTGATTGGCATTAGCAACATAAAATTTGCCAATACCACCAGCGCAAGTGCCATCCGTACATTGATTAAGCCAACCGCCTGTTATTGCGCTCATTCGTTATTGATTAGTAGCCTAAGCTGATTAATGATGGGTGAATATAATTTACGCCCATTTTGAAGCGCGCTTTAATGTACACCTTTTCGTCCTTCTGGTCATACCAAAGTTCCAAAGCCGTTTCAGGGCTTAACACGTCCGTAGCAAGTACCTTGTTTTGCGGCGTGGTATATTCAACGTAATGCGGCTTAGTTGTTCCAAGTGACGTAGCAATGTCATCCCAACGGAATTGAGGAATAACGGTTACACCACGGAAGGTGAATTGTTCAACTCCGTTAATCAACTGAAGTAAACCGTAGTCACCACCACCGCCATTTTCAATATCCTCTCTTAATTGAGAATAAACGCTTTGAGTTACATTAAATACCTTTTGGTTGGCAGGTAAACCTTTCAACTGCAAAGGAGCTTGGTCATACACCGCGCGAAGGATTGCGAAGCCGTCACCTGCGCCAAGGTCAGAACCTGATCCCGTGTTGCAACGTGGAACTAAGTCTTGCGTAACCAATTGAGGGTAATAAACAGTCCAAAAACCGTCTAATGAATCAAAGTTTGGATTATTCGAAGACTGGTCACCAAAGTAAGAAAGACGGGTAATGTCGTTTCTTATCGCCTGTTGTGTACGGGTCAAAAGAATGTTTTCAATCAATGTACCTGAAACATCTGGAAGCCTTGTACCTGTTTTTAATAATTCCTCAAAAACGGTATCCTCGAACTCGTCCCAGCACATTTCAAGATCCACCTTCATTTTTTCAACGTCGATGGTACGCTGGTAAATGTCAACTGAACCAATTGGATTAAATCCGCAGCCTGAGTACTTGCGTACAATGTTTTCAAGCTGCTGAACAAAAACCATCTTCTTTTTATTCGCGACGTTTCCAAGAACGCGAAATTGTCCGCGAAGGTCATCGTCAAAGAATACTGGCTCTAAAAAAATGTTATTTGCCTCCGTACCTCTGAAGGATACGTCTAATTGGCTTATTTCAACTAATGCCATTTGTTTTTAATTTTAAAGGTTTGGATAAGAAATGGTTGCAGACGTATTTGTTAAAACAAATGAATCCTCGATACCAAATGAAAACTCTGTCTTTGCGCCTGCGGTTGTTGCCACGGCAAATAATACCTTCCAATCATTACCAGGATTTAACGCCGAAGTATTGATTTGTAAGATTGCCGTTGGTGCTGAGGATTGCCAGTTTGCGTATGCCTCCTTTCCTGATTCGTCCATCACGGTAACCTTGTAAAAATCGCTTGCACTTGTTACACCTGTAAGCGGTGCAAAGTTCAAGCGCTTTCCAGCTGAGGAAGTTCCATAAGTGAAAGAAACTGGAATGCGATCCGTAAAGGTATCAATTCCATATAACTTTTCCGCGTTGATTCCACCTGCGTTGGCGTATGGGTTGGTGCGGTTTAAATTGTTTTGCCCGACGTATGTGTTTGAGTCGGAAAAACCATTGACGTTTGCTGTTGCCATTATCTTTGTGAGATTTTAGTTTGAACTAATGAAGCGAAAGAATCAAAGTAACTCGATTTCGCTTTTGTTTCCTGAACCTTTTCGTGTGCTGAGCCGCCCGAAGGAAGTCCAACGCCTTTTTTTACTTGATTCCTTAATGCAACTAATTCTGTTGATAAGGTTTCAAGAACTGTTTCAATTTCGGTTATTGACGTACTTTGCTCGTTTGATTTTTCAGATAAAGCGGTCATTTCTTCGGCATTTAAAACCGTGTAACCTTTTGCCTTTAAAATCTCAATAGCCATTTCATCTGTTATAACTACCTCGTCCGCTTTTGAATCAACTGCCGCTGGTGCATCAATTACCTCAATCGTTTCGGTTTGGTTTAACAAAGATTTGATTTTTTCTAAAATGGAATTACCCATGTCATCGTTATTTTTGTTATTTATTAATAATGCGGCTGGAACATTCAAGAACTTGCTTAGGCTATTTTGCAACGGTAACATATCTATGTTTTTTTCGCCAACTTTCACAATTTCATCAATGAAGCCAAATTCTAATGCCTCCTGAGCGGTCAGCCATGTTTCCGCTGCCATCATATTTGTAATAATTTCTTTTAGGTTCTTTTGTTCTCCTTTGCGTTTAATAACCGAAGCTGTGTAAATGTCAAGTAACTTTGCCTCCATCTTGTCCAATAATTCAGCCGTTGCCTCGAGTTCGTCGGCGTTACCCATCGTGTAACTCCAAGGGCGGTGAATCATCATGAAAGCGTTTTCGGTCATCTTTACATTATCAGCCGCCAACAGTACAACCGTTGCAATGCTTGCTACCAAGCCGATTCCTGTTGCCGTGGTTTCTTCTGGGTAATTAGCAACTAAGTCAGCAATACCCATGCCTTCGGTGACTGAGCCACCGCCTGAGGATATTGTCAAATTAATTGGTTGCCCGTTCGCCTGGTTAATCTTTGCCCTTACCGAGTTGTAAGAATTAACCGATTCCGAAATTTCCCCTAAAATATCTATACTTACTTTTGCCATGTTTTTCGCTTTGTCCTTTTGTATCGCCTTGTACTTTGCCTCCGCCCAAACCCTCATAGCACTCCCGCCCCATGCGTCGTACATTACTGATCCGCAAATTTCTGAACCATCTTCATCAAAGTATTTGCCCTGGTCGTACGTTTCCGCGCGGCTTAAAAATGAATAAGTACGTTGAACCGTTTCTTCCGATAAGCCTTCACCATTGGCTATTTGATTCGCCCGTTGCCAGCCAATAAGCGTGCCGCAATCCGAACCATTCTTTTCCTTATGGTCAAGTGCGCGTCGTGCGTTGTTCTTTGCTGCATCTGGATAATCGGCGTATGTCATAAAATAAAAATAATTTATTTACAAAATTACTCGCTCTTCTTTTTATCTTTTCTTTTTTGCTTGATTTGAAAACCAAACCGCTCAGGGTGTTGAACCATGTTATAAACGTGCTTCTTTGAAATACCCGTGCGTATGCTTATTTCCATCATGGCATCCATTTTCGAATCATTTGAATAAAGGCTATTCGGGTAAAGGTGCATAACCATATATTTCGCCACTGTCTTTTCCTTTACCACGTCTGTTTTTACAAGGAAGGAAATAAGGTGAAAAAAGCTGGGAGTAATGCCTTCTTTTTGGCAAAATGCACTGTATTTATTCAGGATTTCATGTGTAAAATCCTGCAATAAATCAGCGTTAATCATTTCAAATTCATCCATTCTCGTTCCAATAATTTACAATTTGCCTCATTTTACCAACGACTTTTGTCCGACACGCGGGACAATTTCGCCGCTCAGGCTCGTAATGATTAACAAAATTGTTATAAATGTTAAATAAATAATCCATATCCGCGGGGTCGATGTTTAAAACCCTATAAGTCCTATTAACTGTGGCGGTAACTTGCGCTTTGTATTCCTCTGGAATGCGTGAACCAAGTTCTCCCCAAATGCTATCTGTCTTCATGCAATTACACATTTATAAAGTGGCGTTTATTTTCAATTTATTTCCCTCAGCAAGATCGCGCGCAATGTCCTCGCTCACAACATAAGCCTGCAACCTGTCTATCCTATTGTTTATCGCATCTGTCTTTGCCTCCATGACTTGCAAAAATTCGTTCATATTATTTTGTAAACCTAAGCCTTGTATCGGTGGGTTAATCGGTGGAACCATGCCACCTTCAGCGAATCCTTTGATACCAAGTTTCCTGAATGTGGGAGAACCACCCAATAAACTTTGTTGGCGTTGGTTCAATACAACCTCACCACGTTTAACATACGCAAGAACATTGTCACCATTTGAACGCGTTGGTATGTTTTGCTTTTGATTCACCCGTTGCCCTGTGACCACGCCACCCTCGGCAAGGGGCTGGGCTGCAATGGTTGCAATTTGTGCGGCGGCTGCTATACCCGTGGGAATAGCAAGTAAGAAGCTGCCTTGCGCTAAAGCCCTTTGAAAAGCTAAAGCACCCTGAATGATTGCTTGAATAATGGCAATGCGTTTTTCTTCCTTTGCCGCTTTGATTCTTATCGCTTCGGCTTCGGCTTGTTGTTGTTTTAATAATTCCTTTTGTGAGGCAATGTCTCTTTCAATTCTTTTCTTTCTTAATCCACTTGCTTTTTCAGCCTTTGCCTCCAGTTCTGTTATATTGTTTTCCGTGTTGGTTATTTGCTCGTTTATCGCCTCAGCTTCCTTTTCGGCTCTTGCTTGTTGGAAGGTTGCGATAATATCGGTAACGGAAAGAATTGAATTACTGACCGATTCAATTAATTTTTGAGTATTTTCTTGTTTGTCTTTTAATTGCTGGTCATTTATTTCTTTTTGTTTTTTCGCTGCGTCGGCTGAGTTTTTAATTATTTCATCTTGAACCTTTTTCAAGTCTTCCTTTTCCTTCTTTGCCAAATCCGAAGCCTTAATACTTTTTAAAGGTTCAACCGTTAACGGAAGCGTCGCAAGTTGCTGGGCATCCTGAAGGTTTTTAAGCAATTTACCACGCGCCGCATCCGCTAAGATTTGGTTTTGTTGTTCAACCGCTGATTTGATTTGGTTATTAATTGCGCTCAACTTTACCGCCAATTCTTTCTGTGTCCCTGAGCCAACCACGGCGTTGGAAAAAGCAGTTTGCAATTTACTTCGTTCATCTTCGAGGGCTGCAAGGGAACCAGCCGCATATTCTTTTGCCGCGTCCCTGCCTCCTTTATTTGCCGTGGTGCTTAACTCTTTATTTTGAGCTTTTAATCTTTTCTTTTGTTCTTCGGCGTTCTGCTTTTCAAGTGCAATCCGATCCTTTTCAACTTTCTCAATGGCTAACTTATCTTCTTTATCTATCTTTTGTTTTTCGGCTCTAAATACATCTCGATTCGCTTTTAATGCACCGCTTATGCTTCCCGTTGTAAAAAAGGTTGTTAACCCTGCCCCCATGGCTTTTAAGGTTGCAGGAAACTCATTTGCGAAATCAAGTAAACCGCCTAATAAGTTGTTAAAAAATATCTTTGCTTTAGATGATATAATTGTAAATTCTCCTCCAAACTTTGTGAATGATTCATTTAATTCTGATTGACTTGCTTCCAAGTCTAAGTTTGTTTGGTAAAGAATTTCCTGTTGTGTTTGATATTGGTTTGTTGATTTTGTGACGTCGTCGGTATTTTTTAAAATCTTTTCCAACGAAAGAATGTAAGCCAAACCAGCATCTTCACCAGCCGCGCCAAAAACATCTGCAATAACCGTCTGTAATTTATCTCCCGCAATTTCGGTGTCTCTCATTTTGCCGCTTACTAAGGACAAAGCTTCAGCGGTTGTTATTGAGCCATTATTTAAATTCTCAAATAATTCTCCCGTAAATTCTTTGCCAAATGCACCCTCTAAAGCATCCTTTGAACTCTTTGTTTGTTCTCTTATCCTGAATCCAAATTCCTTAACAACATTTAAACCACTGTCAGAAAATACGCCTTGATTTGCCGCCTCAATTGAAATAGCTAAATAATCTTTAATGCTTAATCCAGCCGCCGCAAATTGCGTTGGATATTCTTTTAGATTATCTAAGAACTCCCCATTACTATCTGCACCCTTTCTAAATCCTGCCTCAATGGCATCCAATGCCTCATTAAAACCTATACCTAATGCTTTGCTTGCCGTGTTGGCTGCTACGGTTATTTCATTTACATCTTTTTTATATGTGGTTGATATTGCTTTTGATTTGCTTACAAAATCACTTAATACGTTTCCCGTTGCCCCCGTGAATGATGCTACTTGATTAGATAACTCTTTTGTTTCAGCAACTGATTCATTTATACTTTGAAATATTTCAGATATACCACTAAATGCGGTTAATGCTATTCCAATAGCACCGAGAGACTTGTTAAACGCTCCTGTTGTTGCGCTTAATCCAGTTATGCCCTGTGACAAACCACCTATTAATCCAGTAACCTGACCCACCGTTCCCCCAAGCTTAGGGAAAAATTGCCCCAATGCCTCCGTGTAACCTCCGACGTTTCTTTGAAATTGTCCAACCGTGGCATCAATTCCCTTTAGTTTTTTATCGAGGTTATTGATACTTACCAATAAATCTTTTGCCTCCTGACTTGTTTCTTGTTCCGCTGCCGCCAAATCTTTGTAACGGTTGCGCTGGTCATTCAATTCCTTGCTTAACTTGCGATAAGCTCCGTTGGCTTTGTCGGTCGCGGTTATTTCTTCGTTGCGGCTTTTGATTTGTTCCTTAACAACTTTGTTAACCTCCATTTGCGCCGCCTTCAAGTCAACCAACTTCGCTTCAAGTTTCTTTATTTCTTGAACGTCGCTTGTTTTCTTGATTTCCGCGTTTACGTCAGCAATGGCTCTTTTTAACTCCGTTGCCGTTTCAACAGTTTTTCCAAGCCCGTCTATTACTATTTGAAAACCTATTACTTTTGACATTATCCTTTTGTTACGCCGTTTACAATAACTTCATAATTCGCCCCATCGTAATGGGTATCAATGTTTATTCCGATGGTTGAGCCACCGATAATATATTGAATGGTTGGTATCAACTTTTGTCCGTTCTGGAATACAAGTACATTTGCATTCGTGTTACTTACCTGCGTTATGCCCGAGTTAACGGGTAATACAAGTACGTTGGTCATTGAATTAAGGAACGGCGTATAAGATAACTGAATGTTTACCGTCGCTCCATTTGCGCCAACCAAGCCGCTTCCTGACCCTGTAACCGTGCCACCTTGCGGCGGTGCGCCTGCCAAAGTTATCGTATTGCTTACTTTGCTTAGGTCATTTACATTTGGCTTTTCATCGTATAAAATAACCGTTCTTGCTGGGCTATTGCTTTTGGGATTGTATTCCAATTCCTGAATAATGAAATTGGAACTTCCAATCATTCCTTTGCGCCTGAATGACAGTTGCGTTATATCTTTATTTTCCCATTTGACAAAGGTCGTATATTGTTTACCGAGTTCTATTCGCTTGTACGTTTGCAAGTGAAACGTTTTAAAAACGCCTTGCATCACATTTGTATAATTCGTGACCTCGTCGGAAAAAGAAAGGTTAAAATCTCCACCGCTCGGGTCATTGTAATTTACCATGAACGCCGCTGGAAAATCAAAAGCCGAAGCCGCTGAACTTGCTTCATCGTACAGACGAACGTATCCGTCTAATCCGCTGCGCCTCCCTGCATAATAAAGCAAACGAGGTGCAAGGTTGTAATTAGGTTCTGCATCGGGAACGGTATTGTAATCGTCACCAAAAACAAGGGGCATCTGCGCCCCGTATGTTCCACCCGTGGTTATTGCCACGTCGTTTATATGAATGGCTTTTGCAAAGAACTTTGTATAAAGAAATTCAATACCATTTGGAAACCTGTCCTCAGGAAAGTTGTAACCTCCTGAATAAATGTTAACGCCGCGCCTTGCTTCTTCTTTGTTTGTAGTGTCATCATCCGTGGCATACGCCAACACTTGACTTGATTTGTAATTATCAAGAATGGTTAATTCGCTTCCGTCAATGTCGCGGGTATTTAAATCGTACTTATTCGTATCCTTAAAAAAGCCGTCAAAGGTTGTAAGGGTAATCGCTCCGCTTGCATTTGCCCTGTATCTTACCGTATAATTGTCCTTTGGGTATGCGTAAACTTGTTTGCTTAGTACGTCGGTCTCCCATGCTAAATTGAAAATGGTTGTTAAGTCCGCGATAATATCTTTGACATACCATGAATTAGGTATAATATATTGCAAGTTTACCGTTTCGCCTTGTTCCAAGCCTTCCTTTTCTGCAACCACGGACAAAGAACCTGCGATAACTAAGTTAAATGTTACGTTCTCGTACCTCAACCGCATTTTAACCGTGTCCCCTGCCACCAAGTCCCCCAGAAATTCAAGGGCTATGGAATCATTCAACGTGGTTTCGTTGGTTAAATCATACGTTGAAACGTTATTTCCGTTGACCTCAAAGAAAAGAATGAGTTCTGCAAATTGGTTTAAGTCACCAATCGAAGCCGTTAAGGTAACATTTAACTCAGCGATTAATTCATATAACGCATTTATCGGAACGGTATAAACGCCGCCTGTGTAATTGCCCCCTGTGTCAAAGTTAGGTGACGTTGTTTCGTTTGTGAATACAATGTCAATTGTCCCATAATCACCTGAGGAATAAACGAAGGACGAAGGCAAAGGATTGGAAGCCCTCATGTTGACAAAGTCTTTTATATAATCAGCATCCAAGTTTAATCCCATTGGGATAATCAAACGACTGAAAGGATCGGTTTTGAAAATACTATTTAATTGGTATCCTTTGTTTTGAAAAGCCTTTTGAAGTATTTGCCAAATGAAAATGGCAGGTGTCAACTCATTGTCAACAATGTACGTTTCATTTTCCCAAGCTTTCCATTTCATCAAGATGAAACAATGTTCCGAAGTCAATGGATTATAATTCGTTTTTACCGTTGCCGTGGATACGGTTATGTCCTGCCAGCCCAATGACCTGACTAAGATATTACCAACGTCTGCAAACCAATCCGCATTGTTTCCAATCAATGCAACCTTGTAATTATTTGCTTTGAATCCGTGGTTCATCGCGGTTAATTCGCCTGAATCAAGTCGCGCTTTTCCAGTAAGAATTGGAACGCCGTTTGCCTCCAGCCGTGCAGATAACAACTTGTAGGCATTGGTAACAATGACGTTGGGCGTTTCAATGTTTTCAAAAATATCAATGTTCGTCTTTGTACCCGGAAGTGTCACATTCCTTTTCGAGTGCGCTCCCGATATGTTACCAAGCTCAATGTTCTCAATCGAATAATCAATGGTTACATTGACATCCTTTTGGTTTAAATCGACCTCTTGATTATTTATAAATAATTTTATCATAGCTGAGCGACTGGCGTATTTTGATAAATGATTTCAAAGATAACACCAATGTCCGTCGCCCTGTTGTTATCCGTGTTTATCTCCCCGTTGGCAATGGTGACGTTTACGTATTTCCCATTTTCAATAATGTATACCTCAGGGGAATCAAACATTGTGGCAATATACAACGCATCCTCATGACTTACCGCCACCGTGACCGTCTTACTTTTGTTTGACCTTTGATTAACCTTAATTACATTTTTATCAAACGTGTTAGCTTTTGGGCTTGCGGCAATGTTCCATCTTTGCGCAAGGTTAATCGTATCTGCGTTGCTTGTTTGCTTATCAATCATTAAGCCCGTAAATTGGTAACTTTCCGCGCCTCCATGCTTACCGAACCAATGAAGCTCGATGTTATCGTTGCAATTTGGGTAAATGTAAATACGTTGCCTTTCGCTTAGGCGCGTGAATGCACCGTCGTATGAGCCAACGGAAACGTCGTAATAATCGTACAAATCTGGATTGGTTGGAAAATTGCCCGCGTGAAAAATGGCTGTCTTTCCAAATATATTTGAAACGCCAACGGACAAAGAATATAAGTCATTGTTTGCCGTTGAGTTTAAATTGTCCACAATAGTAACGGCTGAACTTCCAGACTTTAAATAAAATTCAAATTGAGCCGCGTTTGTCCCACGCCCAAGGTAGCTTAAGAATATATTTCCCGATGAATTGCATTTTATAAAATCATTCCTTTGTGTCAGGAATAAGAAAGGATTTGCAGAAGGTTGATAAAAGTCCCCCATGTCATATTCCCCATCGACGAACAATGAAGGCAAAACGTATGCCGTGGTGCTGCTTTGTGCTGCCGTGGAGGTAACTACGAAGCCAGATGAATTAATCGTTTGATTAAATGCCGTGCAATACAATGATGAAATAACGTCGGTATTATTTGTAAGGCTGAACCCGTAAAGGTTTCCGAAGAAACTTGTTTTGGCGTTTGTCTTTGGTGCAAGTTGCGTAATCAAGAAGGATTGGACATTTGTGTCAAACACCGCAGACGTTCCACTTGTTCCCGTTTGAGCCGCCAAGAAAGAACCTTCCAATATTCCATCAAGATAAACATTGACTTGCTGTTGAATAACCCCAGACGGTTCAATGGAGCGAAACGCCACGGGGTAAAGGCTGCTTGAAATAGTATCGGGGTTTATCGTGTAACTCATCTGTTAAGTATTGATTTGTAAAATGTTTCAACCGTTGTTTCAATGCTGTATGTTATCGCCCTGTTTATCAAGTCTGCCATTTCAGCCTCTTTCTTATCCAACGCCTGTTCAATAAAACCAGTGCGCTTTCCCGTCTTTGAATGCTTTTGACTTTTAATCGTTGGCATACCCTCTTTCTTATGTTTACTTGCAATAGCGAAGGCGATTGACTTAGCTTCTTTATCCGATGCGCCAAACCTTTGTTTAGCATATCTCATTAAGCCTTTAATATATTCGCTTTCTTTCCTTCCGCTGCCTGGGTAATAAGGAATCTTTGTTGCAAGTACCCCTTTGTTATTGATTGCCATATACTCAGGAACATAGCCTTCAATAATTAATTCATTTGTTTGGAAGCGTATAACCGTTTCCATGTTCTTTATAGCTGCCCCCGTCAAGTTGTGCCCTTGCGCCTTCCATTCATTCGCCACGGCTTCGATAGCCATTTGCGCAATGTCATCCGCTAAAATTTGCAACTCAATTAACATGATGAAATAACGTTTAAGTTGAACGTCGCCTGTACACTTATTAACCTTTGTATCGATGAAAAGCTATCCAATGTCATTTGAACGCCTTCGGAAATATTACCAGCTTGCTTATTTGTATTTATTTGCAACATGAATTTTTCAGCCAATACGGTTAAGGCTGACCACTTTTCTATTTGCGTATCCTCGTTCACCGTTCCGTCTTCATTGTAACCAAGCAAGTCATCAAAGAACAAGGTAATTTGATACACGTCGCGGCGTGTTATCGGGTTGTTGGTAAGCGTTGGAACGGCAAAGAAAACCCTGGGGAATAAGTTTGTACTGTTTTCCCCAACGTCCGCGTAATCCTGTGACCGCGTCCTGTCCGAAGCCCAACCGAATGAAAAGCCGTTTAACCCTTGCGTTGCGTCTGTGGTACTTTTGAATAAGTCTGCTATTTCTAATAGTGTCATTTCTTTTGCTTTTGTATCTCATTGTAAAGGTTATCCTCAGCCGCTTTGCTCGCAAGGTATTGAAAGACCTCATATAAATTTGCCCTTTCGCTTGATTGTAAAGGCGTGAACCCTGCCAAGTTGAACAATCCGCACTCAGCTATTTTTTTTATTGTCAAGTACCAACCATATTTGTCATTCAATTGCTTTGAAGCGCTGGCATACTTTTCATCGCCTTTTTGAGCATAGAGGTCTGCAAATCTACTTGATAATTCTCGCTTAACTTCATCAAAAAAAAACCAACCTCAAAAGCAACTTGTAATGGCAATTTTAAAAAGTCAATGCAATTCCTTTGAAATACCTCGTCGCTATATGCCTCGTCCTTTTTCCTGAGTAACACGGCAATAACATGAAGCAAGCCCTGAGCATCATTGTTTTCAATGGCTTTCCTTCCTTTGTCAAATTGGGCTGCCTCAGCGAATTCAAGTAACGTGGATTTTGCCATTAACTTATCAGGAAGGTAATACAAAGTGCCGTTGAAGTCGTAAATCTGTTTGTATTTCAATTCCTCGGGGACGCTTATTGCATTGAGGATCTTTGTAAACATGAAGGTTAAATATTTTAACTCCAGACTTTCGGCAACTTTGCCATAACACGCATCTAAAGGAATACCCGTGAAATAATTTACCACCTTTGCCATGTACGGGTATTTTACCTGCGTCTCCCAGACTTCGTCCATGATTTCAAAGCATTCAATAAGTTTACTTTGACTTTGATTAAATTGGTCAATCAATGCTGGAAGGAAACGGCGAACATTGTCTTTGACATCTTTTGTCAAAAGAATTATTTCACATTCCTGAATAACGTCCTCACGCAATTTAAACAAATCAATGCCCAACTTCTTTGCATACGGTTTAATCTTTTCATAAGCCGCAATCATTTGCTTTTGTGCTATCAAGGCATCAAGTTCAACTTCGGGGTATTGAGGAAGGATAAACTTATGGAAATAAACGTATTGTTCAAGCGTTATATCCGATGCCGTCTCAGGATAAAAATACTTTGTATCGGAGTGGCTTAAATGAAATTGTACCATTATTTGCGCCTGTTTTTCTTTGTTGGTTCGGGAATATTATCTGCAATTATTGCGCTCGGTTCTACGCTTTTTACATTTTCTTTAACCTCTGGGGTTAATACTTTTGCATGGCTAACAAGTGGCAAAGATTCAGGACGTTTCAACTCCCTGTACCTGCCAGTGCCCGTCAACCGTACCGCCTTTTCCAAGTGGGAGCGAAGGAGAAGAAGTTGTTTCCTTCGCATTGGGTGTTCTTGTATTTCTTTGGTTATTTCCTCAATCAGGTGAATGATGTAAACCGCCTTTTCGTTGTTTGTCATTTCGTTATTATGTTTTTTAAATGCAGTTCAACTTCGCACCAATAAGCCGTGTTTTCATCCACGTATGAGCCAAGTTGTCCGCAAATCGTTTGGTTGTTACTTATAATTACGTCTGTCAAAAGCAAGCATATTTTCTTTGCCTTTTTAAATCCGTCGTATTCACCCGTGACATTATGCCTGTATGGCAATTGGTCATATATTTGTAAATGCAATTCCCTTGCTTTGTCTTTCGGTGTCATAGGTTATCAAGTTCTTGTTTTACTTCTTTCCAGTAATTAATAGAAGGAGATGTGTTGTGCGTAGTCGTTAAAAGATAATGGATTTTTATTAACTCGTCCACGGCAATCAAAGCGCATCTTTTTGCGTTTTGGTCTTTTATTCTATCGTTTAAAAATGATAGTATTTCATTCCTAAACTTATCAACTAACTCCTGCGCCTTTTCCTTCGGTGTCATAGTTTTTCAAGTTCTTGTTTTACTTCTTTCCAAAAATGAGTATGTTCAACGCTATTATATTTCCAAATAGCACATTTTATTATTTCATCCACGGCAACCAAGGCGTGTCCCTTTGCCTTGGATGAATCAATGTGTTCAACCCAGCCTTTTGTTTCAGTTAAAATTTTTCTGCGTTCACTAAACTTATTAATCAAATCGTCTGCTTTTTCCTTTGGTGTCATATCTTTTTAATTAAATGCCAATACGTCTGAACCTTCCAAAAGCCTCATGCACCCGTAGCGAAGCGCGTCAATCCCGTGGTTATCCGCGTCCATTGGTGTTGAAGATTTCTTATCGTTCCAAATGTAATTCCTTAATTCATACTTTAAATTATACGATTCCTCAGTGACCACAATGGTAAAATCAGTCATTTTCTTAATCCCATCAACCACGCTGCCAGCGTACTTTTCCGTTTTATGAACGTTGATACCATTTGAGGTAAGCGCGTCAATCAAACGTGGTTCGCTTGTGTCCGCCACAACCATGGCATCAATCTCAATGCTATTCCTAATCTTTGTCAAAACCATGCCGTAAGAAAGACTTTGTTCATAAATGATTTCCCTTACGTATATCTTGTTTGCCGTGGTATCAACCGCGACTTTGACCAATGCCAAAGGATCGGGGTAAAACCCGAAGTCAAGCCCGTAAGCAAAAGGCAAAGATTCATCAAATTCACTTTCAATCCAGTTTGGAAATACAACGCCTTGCTTCTTGTCCAGCCATTTACCAAGAAACCTGTGTGCGTATGCCTCAGGTGACTTTGTTTTTATTGCGTCAATCTTTGCAATATAATCCTTACTTATATTGTGGTAATTATCCAAGTAGGTTGTATGAATGTGTGTTATGTCCTCATGTGTACTTATCGGTATCGCGTGCCCGTCAATCGTCTCCATGCGATGCGATTTTTCAAACCACCGTTTCCAAATCCAATGTTCCACGTCCTGAGGGTTCATCACCAGAATAACAATGTTTGGCGTGTCAGGCATACGGATACTTTCGTCAATTGTATCGAAGTCCTTTTCGCTGACAAATTCTTCAGCCTCATCCACGATGAAAACATTTAACCCGGGTATCGACTTTAACTTTGCCGTTTGATTCCCTGAA